ATCGGCATCTGGTGTTGTGCTTCTTCCAAATCCTGTGCGTATGCTTGTGCGTTCTCCATCGCTTCTTCTATCGTCATTTCTTTTACTCCAATTAAGTGCTTTCAGTTTCCAATTCTTTACAGGTTTTCCCTTGTTGTCTTTCCACTCTGCGGTTGTGTAATACTTATAGAAATAGTCTGCGTCTACGTTTAGGTTGTTTTCCTGCACATACCGGCGCACATCCTCTATATTAGGTATATAAGTATTTCTTATATTCTTACTTTCTTTAGATGTGGTTAGTTGTTGGTTGATTGTTGGTTGATGGTTGGTTGGCTTCTTGGTTGATTTGCCCTCTTCAATCTGCCAAAACTCCCATTTTTCAAGGTGTACAATGGTAAACTTGTTGGTTGCCTTGGTGGTTATTTCTCCTGTAGCTTTCAAATGGTTCATTGCGGTTCTTATTTCCTGCTCTGACAGCTTCAGTTCTTTTGCCCATTTTTTTCTACCGAATACACATTCACCTGCACCGATCTCATGCCCTCTATACCTGCTTGGCTCATAGTTGGCTTTCAGCAGGATGTGCATGAACACCCTAAAGGTGTTGGTGTCACCATACCATTCCCAAGTAAGCATCTTTCTGAATAACTTGATGTAGGTGTTATCCATTGTTGCCCCACTCCCTTGCTATCTGATTGTCCAGAAGTCTTAACTGTAACTTCACAGTATTGATGTGTTCTTGGTTAGCTTCATACATTACCTTGGCTACATCCCTTGTGAATAGCTTTTCTGCTACCTCTGGCTGTCCTTTGATGCTCAAGCTGATTTCCGTTATTGATGCACCGGCATCTTTCATTTTTAGAACTGTCTGCGCCTTGATCGTCTGATACTCTGCTTCAGCTTTTGCATACTCGTTTCCGTTCTTACGCAGAAGCTTGATGCTCTGCGTAAGTTCAGAATTGAGGTTGTTGATTTGTTCTACAAGGTCATACATTCTTTACCCCTTTCTGTACGGCTTATATTTTAGATTTAAGCGGTCTTATAGTAAAACTTAAGGTTCTGCCCATTATAAATAGTTTCTGCCGAATACGGCTAAAAAATCAAGTTCTGGGTATACCTCATTAAATCGTCTTTGTGCCACACGTTTCATAGTTAAATCCAACTCCCTGTTGAAATGTACACCTGTGTTTCCTCTGTGATGTTCACAACACAATCCTATCACAAGACCATATTTATCTGATAGTCTCCTGTTTGCATTTCCGTAGATACAATGGTGTTTTTCAGTTCCGTATCTGCCACAGACATAACAGTAATCGGTGTCTTCCTGTATGATGCTTTTCATAATCAGAATGGGATGTCATCTGTAGCACTCTGGAATGAGTCTACACCAAACATATTGTTCACAGTTTCTTCTATCTGCTGTGCGGTTGGCTGTGCCGGTTGTGCCATAGGCTGTGCTTGCCCTATGAATTCGATTCTGTCTGCTACGATGTCTGTAGTGTAGATCGTCTGCCCATCTTTCTTATATGAGCCTGTTTGAATCCTGCCCATTACCGCTATCTGATCGCCTTTATCCTTGTACCGGCACACATTTTCTGCGGTCTTGTTCCATGCCACTATGGTGGGGAAGTCTGCGCCTGTATCTTCTCCAATTTTCTTTGGTCTGTCTACTGCAAGGCTGAATCTTGTTATTGCATTCTGATTTGCGGTATAGTTCAATTCTGGCTTCTTTGTGAGTCTGCCTATAAGAACAACACTATTCATACTTCAATCCTACCTTTCTTTTATCTGTTGACCATATACACCTGCCACCTTGTGCAAGGCTTAAGGCGGTTATCTTGCCCTTAACTGTTTTGATTTCTGATACATATATGCCCCTCAACTCTGATGGGTTGTTCAGCTTGTACTTACCTTTGTTGTAGTTGTCTGGTACTGTCGCAACCGGCAGGAAGATGAAAGGTGAAGAATATAACTCTATGCCAATGCCCCATCTAAATCCTGCTCTCTTGAAGCTGTCTGATGCTTCACCTTTTTCCTTTTCTGTGTTCGATTCAGTACCGCAATCTTCTTTCCATACCCATTCTTTTTTCTCTGCGTCATACACTCCTATTGAGCAAAACAAGTTCCCTTTGTGTTCCTCGTATCTGCATGACCAATTCATTTGTCCGAATGTGTCATCAAGTATCTGTCGGTCTACTCTTGCGTTCTTGTACAGAAGCATCGTGCAACCCTTTGCGCCTACTGTGCCGACTCTTACTTCTATTTCGTCTGGTTTTAATGCTCTCATTACTTGCTCCTTTCCCTCATGTAGTTGTGCAGGATCATACATACCTGCTCTGCTTCTTCATCTGTGAATGTCAGCCCTTTTGACATTCTGATATGGTTTTCATCCCATTCTCTGATGTCAAGTTTTGGCTCTCTGCCATTCCATGAAACAAGGTTCACTTCTTTTGTCCATGTGTTGTTTTCGTGGTCTTTGCGTTCTGATATAACACCCACGTTCCTTACAATATCGAATCTAAATGCCATGTGCGCTTTCTCCTTTCTGGAACATCTGTTTATATTTTATTACTTTACGTGTGCGTTATTTGTCACTTTGAGTAATCCATGTAATCAGCCTGTGCTTTCATGCGGATCACTTCTTTGTGCTTTGAACCTCTCAATGATTCATCTTTCTGCTGAATTTTTCTTCTGACTCTGCCAAGGCTTTCCTGTGACGGCAGGTTCTTGTTTCTCATAACCTCACATATAGGTGACCAAGGGTTTACCTTGTAAACGTTGCACCAGACATCTAATGTAAGCACTCTGTCATCATCCCTTGCTTTAGGGTCTTTCTTCAGAACTTCCCTTACCTGTTCTTCTAAAGTGTCTAATCTGCCCATAATTCACGCTCCCTTTCTGCGTTCATCCATTCGTGATAGTTTTCAAGATCCTGTTCATTTGCGTAGTTTTCCACATCGTCTGCGAAGAAAAGCAGGTCTGTGAATGTACCTATTGATATGTCCTCTGCTATCTGCATCAATGGTGTTTCATCTAAACAGTTGTGCTTCAGAGGGCAACCGGCACACGCTCCCATTTCGCTGATGTAATGGCAAGCATCATATATATCTCCTAATGTGTCTACAAATCGTCTTGCTGTGTCTCCGTGGTTCATCTTTCTCTCTCCTTATACGCTTGCTATAGCCACGATCATGTAGAAGCCAAAGGCAAATGATGCTATAGCCAGAAGTGTCCATCCTACGATTTTCCCAAACATACTGTTGTCTCCTTTCCTGTTTGGTCTGCTAACAGTTCTGCAAGCAGGGTTGTTATAGTTTCTCTCATGGGTTCTTACCTTTAACTCAAGCCTTTCTGCACAAGAATAACATCTGCCCACTTGATGTTAAGCACATCTTCAAGTTTTGCTATGTCATTGGCATTTGGCTGTGTTTTGCCTATTTCCCAATTCCATACTGTGCTTTGGCTCTTACCAAGTTTTTCTGCAAGCTCTTTTCTCGTCAGACCGGCAAACAGTCGAAGCTGTTTTAGTGTGCCTTTCCTTTTCACTTGATCACCACCTTTCTATCTTGTATGTGTATGTATATCTCACATCTGCGTCAAGCTGTGCCATTTTGGCTTTTGCCTGTGCTTCATCGCTGAAGCTGAATACCGTTTCATATCCGTACAGAATCCTTGTGGCTGTTACTATGTATCTTGTCATTGCTAACTCCTTTCCATGCATCCCTTGCAGAAGTTCCTTGGGAAACCCCATTTATCTATGAACCTGCATTTTAGGTTCTCTGTTCTGTAGACATATCCTACTTCAGACATGAACTGTCTTGTTATTGCTATCTCCTTACCGCACCTTATGCACCTTGTGCTTGATGTGATTCCTGTGTTTTCCATTTCTAACCCCTTTCTACGCTCTGAAGAACTGTGCTTCTACAGACCCAATCCAGATGTTGCCATCATCATACACAACATTCACATAGTATCTTGGGCAATATGACTTCCACTTCTTGTCAATATCCATATCGGCTTCTTCTGCGCTTACATAGTCAAGGGTCTGATCCTTGAAGTGTAATGTGTAGTGCGCCTTTGGGTATCTTTTGAGGATTTCCGCAAATGTCATTCTCATGGCTAACTCCTTTCTGCGGTTTGACCATCCCACCGCAAAGGTTTTTATCTCCTATCTGGCTTCAAGTTCTACAACCTGCCAATTGGTCTTGATGTAACCAATGCGTTCTCTGCGTCTTTCGATGCCCTCTGTGTACCACTCTACTGTGTCGTCTTTGCTGAATTTGCAGTACCAAGTGCGTCTGCCCTCTTTAACGTAATAACCGCTTTTGCCACTCTCAAGAGCCTTGATTGCTGATTCAGAATTGGTGATTTTTCTGTTGAGGTCTGCGATCTCTGAAGTGATGATTGCTTCTGCGTTTTCCTTGCTTGTCCTGCATCCCATACAAGCATTGTTCTCTGTGTTGATTACTGCGTGTGTATATGTGTGGTTCTTGCTCGACCTTACAAGCTGTCCGTTGTAGTAGAATTTCATCTCCGTATCTCCTTTGCTTAACTCCTTTAACTTACATCTTGATTATATATAGTTAAACGTAAGATTGCAAGCAAAATCTTGCTAAAAACTATCAATTTGTTAATAATTATTGTATTTCTTCAAGTACAATGTTAAGATGTCTATACTTAAAAGAAAGGAGTTAAGGACTATGAAAACTACCGCAGAATTGTTTGGTGAGAACCTACGCAACCAACTTATAGTAAAGAACAAAAGCCAAGCAGACATAGCAAGATACCTAAAGGTCACAGAAGCATCTGTATCCAGGTGGGTCAATGGTCAATCCATGCCAAGGGCAAAGATGCTTGACAGGATATGCTTATTCCTTAATTGCTCTGTTGAGGATCTAACTACAGACCATTCAAAGCCGGTTGAGTATGCCCCAGAAGATGTGATAGCAGAACAATTGAAAGAGAACCCAAGGTTAATGAGATTGATGCTTTACGCCATGAAGTTATCTGATGGTGATTTAGACAAGCTGATAGAGGGATTAAAATGAAAGTCTTCTTATATGAAAGGGTATCATCTGAAGAACAGGTCAAGCATGGGTATAGTTTAGATGCACAGCACCAAGCCTTAAAAGAATTCTGTGACCGGCACAACCACGTTGTCTTGGGTGTATATAAAGATGAGGGAATATCTGCAAGAAAACCTTACACGAAAAGACCTGCTATGGTTCAATTGCTTGCGGATCTCGAACAAGTAAAGCCAGATATAATCCTGTTCACTAAACTTGATAGGTGGTTTAGGAATATCAAGGAATACTACAAGGTACAGGATATATTAGATAAGAACAAGGTCTATTGGAAAGCGATCAATGAAGAATATGACACCTCAACCGCTTCTGGCAGATTATATGTCAATATCAAATTGAGTATCGCACAGGATGAAGCTGACAGAACTTCAGAAAGAATAAAGGATGTACAGAACCAATTAGTGATGCAAGGCGGGGTGTTGGGTGGTACTGTTCCTTTTGGGTATAGGATAGAAAATAAAAAGGTTGTCTTTAGTGATGACATAAAGATAGTAAAAGAAGCTATAGACCATTACTTGTTGAATGGATCAGCACACGCTACAACACGATATATAAATGAAAAATATGCCCTTAATTTCAATCATACTCGTTTAATCAAGCTATTTACCAATCCTTTATTAAAAGGCTGTTACAGGTCAAATTTAAGCTATTGTGAACCACTTCTGACACCATCCGAATGGGATGTCTTACAGGAACAAGTGCAAAGGAACATCAAGTATTCATCTAAATCAAGGGTGTACCTTTTTAGCGGTCTATTGAAATGTCCTTATTGCCACAGAAGATTAGGTGGTGTCTGTGATGGGTCTTCAAAACGCTACAGATGTCCACGGCATTATTATGATGTCTGCCCTATGTCGCATAACGTGAGTGAGAAAAAATTAGAATCATGGTTGCTTGAAAATATAGAGTCAGATTTTAAAGTGAAAGTCACCCAAAAGCCAAAACGTGTAAAAAAATCGCCTAAAGTTTACAAGGATCGCCTTAAAAGACTAAATGACATCTATTTGATGGGGAATATTTCAGAAGCTGAATACAAGGCAAAATCAGCAGAGTTACAAATGAAGATTGCAGAGTTATCCAAAGAACCGAAAGAACAACCAAAGGTATT